GGCCCTAGTGCAATTATACCCGCTATGGCTTGACCCAATAATCCTATGATCAAAATAAGAGGCCCAATGATAGCGGCCAGTCCTGCGAAAGCCAAAATCATTATTTTAATTGGCTTAGGTAAGCCACTAATAAAATCAACAAACTTTATTAATACACCTGTTATTTTTGCTAGCATCGGCAAAAGCAACACGCCTAAAGTCTCTTTTAAGTTTTTAATTCTCTCACTGAATTTTCTGAATTGATTCGCTGCACTCGTCGAAGTCCTAGCATAATCACCGATCGCATTTTTTGACTGTGTAAATGATAATTCTAATAAATTTAAAACCCTTGCTTGTCTCTCTGTGACCTTTTCAGATAACATCAATTCTTTAGTTCTTTTTTTAAATTCTTTTGAACCTTGATCAACTGCTATACCTAAAGATAAAAGGTTTTCGGTTTGACCTAATAAACCTTTAGTTAACTTCATCCCCGCTTCTGCGGTACCCCCTTCAATATCTTGAAAAGACTGTAAATCACCCGCTAAAAAATTCACCTGCTTTGATAACTCTAAAGCTTTTTCAGTGCTAAATCCAAAGCCAGATAATAGATCCCCCGTGTCCCCTAGTAATGATCTAGCTGTTGCCCCAGCTAACCCAAAACTTTTAGCCAAATCTTGAGACGTTTTTTCAGCCTCTTCGCCAATACTTTTAAAAACTACTCTAAATTTTTGATCGGATTCCTCCGCTTCACTGGCAGCGGTTACCATAGACTTACCTAACAAAGCAATGGGAGCGGTAAGAAATAAAGACATTCCCGCCCCAAAGTTTCGAACATTCCTAGATACTTCTCCAAGGTTTCCCGATAGGCTTTTTACATTTTGCCGCACTTCTCCGATACGTTTATCAAACTGGCGAATCTTCGCCATGTCCGTATCAAAGGTGAGCCTCGTAACTAATTCTCTAACTACTGGCATTTAACCCAACCCTTTTTCTATTTTCTCTAAAGTCTTAACAATATAAGTTTGGCTTGATTTAATTGAGGCAATATCAATAGCAATACTATTCACAGACTCATTTGTTTTATCAATTCTTTCATGGGCTTTGGTTACTGAAGTATGAACTTTTTTAATCCCCTTCTCGAACTCTCCCTGCAACTTTAATTCTTTTGATTCTATCATAACAGCTAAATCCGTTTTATGGTGAATTTTTACATGATTGTTGAAACCTTCTTTTATTGCTTTCTTTATATACCCCCTACCAGTTAAGGTTGATATAAAATACGTCAGTAGAGCGGTGAATACTGCCGTTAAAACTCCTATTAAAATTCCTGAACCTATAGTCGACATATTCACCTTTTTTATTTGTTATTAATTTTTTCAATTTCTTTTTGATGTTCTCGTTGAATAAATTCTTTCATATCCAGTACGGCTATTGCTCGCATAGAATCGTCTAAACTCCAGTGGTTTTCTAACTCCTCCAGAGTGCAAACTTTTTCTATTACAGTCAATCTCCATACCCAATATTCCTCGGTTAACTCTTCCGAGAGCCTTTTTCCAGCCTTCTTTGAGTAGCTGTCTTCCCCTCTTTTCGGGGCTTTCCAGTACTCTTGCTCTCTAAAAAAAGTCCTTTATAATTCACCTCCAGTACGAAGAAAACCGCTTTATAAAAACACATCATATTATTGTTGAAAATATTGTCGAAATTATCAGGTGTAAACTCTTCATTATTGAACCAAGTAGAAGAAAATACTTTTGAATAAAAAGTATCAAATTCATCATCACTCATTGTCTCACCTAATGTGCCGATAGCTTCAGCTAATAATGCAACATCTATATCTAATATTGACATTGTTTTTATATCAACATCCTGTGGTAAGGACGCTAGAGCTTCCCCAACTTTACCCAACACAGGCTTTAAAACCCTTGCAAAGTAAAATTTATTTTTGAACGCTTTTCGGGCATTCCATTGTACGACTTGGACCTCAGCGCCCTCTATCTTTTTCTTTTCTTGTTGTATCATAATTTATTTTCCTTTCTGGTGTGTGTGTGTGATTATAAGGCAGCATTACCGCCAACAAAAATTTGCGTTTCTGCCATTGCGATTACCCATACCCTAGTTGTAGTTTCCTTTCCATAAGAAACAACTGGGAGTTTTTGAACCCAACCATTTCCAGAAAAAAGAGTAGTCGTTCCATTAATCTCTTTTACAAGTACAGGAACGATCCCTGAATTAGACAATTCATCGGCTGTAGCAAAACCACTTAATACGGCATTACTATTTGACGTTTGGTCTAAGGTTAAGGTGCAAGCTCCAGATCTATCATTAGATTTGACTCTTGTTGTATCACCATCTGCGCCCACGGTCATTGCATAAGCATCGTTATTTCTTTCAAAGCTGAAAAATTCTCCATCGGCAAAACCGCCTATAGGAAAACCTCCCACTGTTATTATGACATCTTTTGGATCAAAGCTATGTGTTGCCATGATATTCTCCTATTGGTTAAAGTGTTACTGTACCAGTAATGTTTGTTGCGTGAATAGCCCCTGTTAATGTAGCAACGAATGAAACACCATTCAACACTCTAGCAGCTTTATCTCCTTGTGAAACTTCAGAAGCTAAAGGAACTGTGACTGTGAATTGTGGGTCTGTTGCTATTCCACCTAAAGCTTGTCCTAACTGTAATACTTTAGTTATTTCAGCCTCGATTCCTGCGATACCACCATCGGTATAAGGAACTTTTGGAAGTCTGGTAAGTAAGCTAAATACGCCCTCAGTGATTCGGGCATCAAGCCAATCAACTAAGATTATAATATCTATGTATTCGCCTTCTCCAACTGTTCCAAATTCAGTGATTCCAACTCCACCAACTTCACTATACATATTAGCATTTTTCGCTAAGATATTAGTTCGTTGTGTAGCTGTAATATCATTTTTAGTAATACCAACTAAATCTTTTAAAGCGGCAGTATATGAGCCGGGGTCTAATGGTAAGATAACTCCAAACACTGCCGCTTCGATATATTCATTAGCTGCTGGAGGATGATAAAATACAGCAGACCTTGCATAACTCAAAGATTTGAATACTGCTGCAACGGTTGTTGAGTCTGCTGCATCGGTAGTATCTGCAATATCGGCATCAGCAGATCCAGCAATGAAAATCTTTTTCTGAGTTTCGATATAAGCTGCTGCATCTAATTGATCCTGTGCAACTCTGGAAGTCAACACTAAACCATACCAAGTATTATTCTCAATTGAAAGATTAGCTAAATCATTCGCCATTGTATCAGATGCAGTATAAGCTATTGATTGGTTAGCATCAACTTTTACAGAATAAGGAGTACTTGCAACATCGGCAACTAAATCATAAGTTCCATCTAGATTGTCAGAAGCGGTTACAGGTTCAGAACCTAAATTAATAGCTGTAAATAAAGCGGTTGCGATTGTGGTTGGAGTTGCTGATCCACCTGAATTCACACTAAATACAGTTCCATTTATTGTACAACTATAAGTAATATTATCCACCGCATTATCAACTGTAATCATTACAGTGTCACTTGTTGCTCTACGTCCGATTAACAATTGTTTAACTGTAATCGTTTGAGAGAAAACAGCATTAGCAGCCAATGCTTCTTTGTCACTAGCATTGAAATCTAATAAGACATCATTGTAATTAGTATACACTTTTGAAAGGGGCGTAAAACCCTTGTTTATTCCCATTATTAGGGGGGTGCCAAATCCAGCACGGGAGACTGAAGCTGTATCCCTTGAGATTTGAACGTTGACGATATTATCTATAGACATTCTGCCTCCTTTTATGATGCATCAATATTTAAGGTTGTTGTTATATCTGGCTTCCCAGTTTGTTTGTATGTTCCATCTGCATTGACAATAACTATTTCACCAACATTTTCATTAGACTCTACAGAGCAGAATCTAAAATTCATGTCCCATGATGAACGTTGCTCATTTTCGCTATTATCAATTCCAGATATATCAAGGACTGGGTTTTCACCGTTCCAAGTTATGATCCCAGCATCTTTTAATTGCTGGTGTATTTCGTTTTTATTTAATGAATTCTTTAATATAAGGGTATCTTGCATCACATTAGTCCCGAATCCTAATATATGAAGCATTCCTTCCCATCTAGTAACTAAATCTTTATCTCCTGGCAATACTGGGCTTTCAGGTTCAATATATTCAGCATCACCTTTTTGTACAATATTATCTATACGTAAAGAAAAATAAACCCCTTGAGGAATAGGCACATTCTCAAACTGCCAAACACAGGTTCGAGTGGTGGCTAATACTACCCAATCATAGAAGGCATCTTTTAAAGTATCAAGGTTTATCATCTATCTCACTCGCTATACATTCATAATGATTGATAAGTCCATTCTGCCAAGCTTGTACCTGTATAATTTCACATAATTTTCCAAACAACGTTAATCTGTCAGGCTTTAGTCCTGTAGCATCATTGGAAGTTTGAAGTTCGGTTTCGGTAAACACTTTATAGGCAGAAGTATTACGCCTATTTTCCGGTAGTGTTTCCATCTCTTTTCCGGTGAGTGGCTGAGCACTAGCTGTAATATTAATTGTAGAAGTAGTATCACTCCCAGAAATATGCCGACCCTTAACAATAGATACTGAATCATATCGGGTAACCTCCAATGCAAAAGAATTAAATAAACTCATACTCCAACCTCAATATGGGTGACTGAATTTCTCAATTGTCCAGTGTCGATTAATGGATTTGTACTTTTCTTTTTTCTGATTGTCCCTAGTTTATTAGGGGGTGAATCTAAATCAGTAATTCTTTTTTTAGTTAGGTTGGTAAAATTCTCACCTATTAAACCAAGTCCAGCTTTAGGGACCATTGTACGGTCAATTATTTTTCCTACAACTCGTCTTGAAAACATTTGAATCTTACCTTTGTTCATATCAAAGGCTTGTCTAAATGCAGGTCTAGAAGGAATATTTCTTTTAGGGGCTCCGAATTCATTTATGGCAGCGATTTTAACTAAATCACTAGAACCCTCTTTTCCGTCACCTCTTCTGATAGTTCCTTGTTGAACACCGATTTGGGTATAGGCATCATCCATAACGCCAAAATTACGCATAATTTGTTTCCAACCCTTATCGATGTCTCTTACTCCTGACATTAAACCATCCTATTACGTGGCATAAAGATGCAGGCATCCCATAGGGCCATTAGATTAAGTCCTGCGGTAGTCTGTCCCCAATACGACTTGTTATCTCTAAGGTTCGCAGAAGGGCCTCCATAGGTCTTTGAAAGCTGTCCTTCCTTGATGGATTTAACTCCACCAACCGATCCATTACCAGATTGAGTTTCAGAACCACCGCTTTGAGCTTCTAATTGAAATTGGTGACACACAACCAAAGCTAAAGCATGGTTGTATTTATCACCAAAGGCACTTTCAGCCACAAAAGCAGTTGCAAGATCTAGCAAGTCGTTTAACCTTGGATCAGTTTCTTTTCCAGGGCAGTAAACACATACAATATCTTGAGCAGTTGAGGTCGGCATTATTTACTCAAATCTTTTTTTGATGGATTTTTACATGCTTTGATTTGATCTTCAATAGCACTCGTGACACCTTTTCTATCACTTCCAGACATTTCTTGAGCCCTTAAACCTTCCAATGCAGGAATAGAATATGTTTTTAAAATAATTTCTTTGCATTGACTAACTGTCATAGCAGAGAAAACTTTTGTTTTAATATTCTTAGAACCCGGTAATTGATTTAAAATCTTATGGGCTCCAGATTCTATTAAACCATCAAAGGCATGGTGATCCATTATTTGTTTGATTTGCTGGGCATCATCATAAACATTAACACCGGGATAAACCTTAACTGGTTTGGAATCTGATTTTGGGAAATGAAATAATCTTGTTCCCTCTCTCTCAAGTATTAATTGTTTTGGGTATTCTTTTGTTTTTGTTGACATAATTTTTTCTCCTTTCTGGTGATTAATAATTATTTGATATACGTTTGCCTCAGTATATCAGTGAGGTTTTCCACACACCAGAGCAGAAACTAGATTCCTTCAGCTATATCTAACGCTAGAGGATAATAAACGATTACCCCGCCTATTCTAGAATGAGCAGGTACTAAGAATTCTAAACCTCTTGGTTCAACAGCCATTTGTTGATAAGGGTCAGGGATTTCTAAAGTTAGTACGTCTGGACTTCTATCATAAGTAAGTAAAATATCAGTTGGAGAAGCCCCACCTGAAGGCGCTGGAGACACATCTTTCAATTGGTTTACCCAATCAATAGTTGTGATTTCAGCATTATTTTTCATGAAGAATTCTTTGATAGTTGTATCTGTACCAGAATCTAAACGGGTAGTAGATATTTTTCTCAACTGTTCAATAGGCATCAACATTGTATTAGGTGATTCCACTCCTAAAGAATTATCAATAATACGAGTTACCGCATCATTCATATCCTGTAAGATTTCCGCAGGATTTTTTGGAGATCCACCAACCCAAGGAACAAACCCAGAAGTAGAACCAGCAGGAACTACGGCACTAGGAATATTTGGACTAGTTAATAAACCAATCAATCCACTTTCAGCATCACCATTCCAAGCGATATTATCAACCTTTTGGTCATTTGCACGACGGGCTGAATTCGCTTTTCTTTGGTTAAGAGGTCTACCAGCCATTTGAGCGGCTTTAACTTCTTGAACATTGTAGCCATAAGAATTACCTAAAGTTTGAACGATACTTGAGAATTCCTTCCCAAATACGTCTGCTCTTGGTAAATCATCAGCATAGTTAGAAATAACTTTCGATATTCCTACTTGATTGAATTGCTGATATGTTATAACATCAGCACCATCTCCTGCTTCCGTAGAAACAGGGATATAAGTTGTAGCCTTGAATTGAGGATATTTAATATCGTAACTCTTAGACTTGATTGTTTCTAATTCCCTTGCAAAGAACGCTGATTCATTTGCATCGAGGTTTCTCATTTTTTCCATGATTTTTTTTCCTTTTTTAAGTTATTGCCTCAATGCTATGAAGGCAGGTTAATTTCCACTAAAACAATTTTTACACCATCTGGATCAGTAGATTCGTCTCTAACTATTGCAGTAGGAACCAAAATATTGGCAGCACCAGCGGCATCCGTTGCTTGACCAGCTTGAGCAGCCGTATCAATCATCGCATACACTGGATCACCAACTGAAAGTGTTCCACCAGCAGCAGCTTCATACATCCAAACTTTGCCTTGACGACTAATGTCAGCGGCCATGTTTTGAGAATATAAAGCTAGACCTGTTCCCAAAGCTTTCTCAACATGTCTATGAAGAGTAATGCCTTGAACAGCAGTAGCAGCCGTTATAATCGCAACTTGAGTAGCTGGATTGGTTCCAGGTTTAACGAATACTCCAAAATTGATTCCTGCGGCATCTTCTACCAGCCCAGTCTCAACTCGGTCAAAAATTGCATCGCCTTTCATACCAACAAAGGCTACAGGCTGATCAGTATTATATGATGTTTGTGACATAATGTCCTCCTTTTAATTAAGCCTTTTTGTTCCAGGCAGTGGTTAAAGATTTTACATGTTCTCTTCTGGCTTCATCAGAATTGAAAGCTTTTGAACTTTCAGAACCATTGCTGTCTTTTCTATGCATAGAAGAAAGTTGGTCACTAACAGAATCAGCTTTTTCAACTTTAGTTTCTAATGCACCATCAAAACGAGCATCGATATAAGCGGCATCTTTTTCATCAAGTTTAGCTTCTGGGCTAACTGATAAGATTACAGCTTTTTTGATTTCTTCGTCAGATTTGAGTTCGATTCCTTTTAGGGATTCTTCGTCTAGTCTGTCGTTGGCTATACTTAAAAGTTTAACCCTTGCTTCAACTGCTTTCGCAATTTCTTCTTTATGGTCAACTTTTTCGGATTTGGCTAATTTTTCATTAGCTGCATCCAAGTTAGCTTGTAATTCAGAATTAGATTTCTCTAAATCTTTTTTATCATTTTTGAGAGATTCCATTGCAGAATCGCTTTTAGTGATATGATTTTTAATTTCAGGACTACATTCATATTCAATGCCATCCAAGTTATGCTTTACCATACGGTCTCCTTTTTTAGGTTTATGTGTTGGTTGCTTTTGGTCATCGATATGCTGGATAGCATCTTCCGAATCCAAAACTATTGATGCCTTGGCTCCTGCCCTCCCTTTGGGGACAATAGCAAGGTGATTGTAAGTTATATCTGTCTGCACTGCGTCATAGGCTTGATCCTCGAAAACACCACTCTGTGTGTCTAGCATGACAGAATAACCTAAACTTAATTCTTTAATATCTTCTTTTTCAATTGCATCAATCGCTGATTGAGCTGTAATCTTTAATCGGGCTGTGATAAATTTTCCATCATTTTGCAAAGTCTCACCAGTAAACCCAACAGACAATTCTTTGCTATTCTCAGACGTTACAACCTTCTGTTGTGGGTGCAAAAGAGTAATAGGTAACATTTCCATAGACTTCAAAGAATCAGCCTTAAAAACATCGTCTGGGTGTCTCAATTCACGTCTAATAGTTCCATCAGCATTTCTATAATCAAAAACACCTGTACGAGTAACAACTGCATCAACTACTAAAAATCCATCTTCATTTTTAAATGACTTTCTTACTTCGCCTCTGTCATATCTAATTGTCATACATAACCACCTTTTTCTATATCTAATCTAATTCTGCCTGTAGTTAGCCAAGTTTGACTTAATAACCTTGTATTCATATCATCTGAGAGAAGGAATCCAAATTTATCATTGGTAGCCCCATTTAAATAAATTGGGGCATTATACATTTCAGTCAAAACTATTCTTGATAATAAATGCTCTAGGCTATTTCCTTGAGGGATAACTGTACCTGTCCTTTCTGGACTACTTAAAAGTGACCATGAGGAATTGGCTTTTATAGTTCCACCTGTAGAGAGTAAATTTGAAGTTGACCCATCATTTTCAATAAGCATGGCTATTCCATTCTCTAATTGTAATCCATCTCCATAGCCATCAGCTTCAAAACTTCCTGCAACAACCATTTCCAAATTAACCGTAAATATTTTATACACTACTTCTACAGGGGGTTGTATATAAAATAGAGTGGCATTACCTGTATAATTACCATTAGCATTGGTATTGCCTGAGCCATCCCCATTAGTGTCTAATAGGGTTGAGACAAGATTAGCGCCATGTAAAAATTCAAAACTCATACTGGACCTGACAATACCCCTACGACTTTAAAGTTATGTTCTGTCAATCCTGACAAATCATCACTAACCCTTACAATTAATCTTTCGTTTTCTCGGCTATCTATCTCTGCAGGAAAAGGGAATAAATTTGTTTTTATAGTTATCAAATCTACATTGTTCCCTAAAAAATCTTCTCTTGCACCTTTTCCCAGAGTACCAAATAAAGCTGCATTATCTTTAACAAGTTCCGCTAATACAGAAACTTCGCCTGTAGGTGCACTATCAAATAGCATATCAATGCCATTCGTTAATGCAGCATTGAGTCCACCATACTTTGTGGATGAAATTATTTGTGTATCAGCAAGTAAAACTATTACAGAATGTATTTTAAGTACCGAACCAGCAGGGGCTTCTATATAAAAATCAGTTGGATTTCCAGAAAAATCTGCAGCCATACTATGATTACCAGTTTTTGTCCCATCTGTAGACAAGAATTGATTAATTAAATCTGATTTTATAGGTTTAGCACTCATTATTATACCTATGGGGTTGGATCTTCTAATGATTCATGAATTTTTATAGTTGCCAGACTAGATAAAAACGTCCTGCCACTTATTACGGCCTCTATTTGAAATCGCCAAACCCCGACCTCATTATTTAAACTGGCTGAAATATCAACAAAAGCATCTTCGTTTCCTGTACCCTGAAAATCTGCTGGTAATTCACCTATAGTGCCTAATGGCTTTGTATATCTTATTTTCAAAACAGTTGCCGTAGATAGGTCTTGACCTGTTCCTGCAAGCACTAAGGTATAATCTTGTGATTGAAACAATGCCATTTAATTACATTCTCCTAACATGGAATACTCATGTTGTCTATTGTGATTGATGTCTGTATTGGGGTATTCTCTGTTGCCATTATTTGAATTGGGGTAATACTTGTTTCTGTCATCTGTATTGGTGTAACTTGTATTTCTATTATCTGAATAGGTGTGTTACTAATTTCAGTTGTCTGTATTGTTACTTGATGGACACAAATTACAGTGGGTCTAGCTGTTACAGAGATACCCCCAAAACTCCAAAGTAAAGTCTTCTTATCGAATTCATCAATAGTAGTACTACCAAACGGTAATAATCTTCTACGGGTTCCGAATCCCAGTGCCGAAGCTTTTTGTCTTGAATCAGTTAATGACATTATGGTCCTGAGATGAACTTGCCATCGGTGAATAGTGGGTCTGTAAAATCGACAGTTGATTTTTGGTCAACTACGGTTCCAGCATTA